CAGTAGACCAGCTCCTACAAATTGACCCATCCGCTACCTGGGACTACCAAGCACCTATGCAGTTTGGCGATACTTTGATGGTTTTCTGTTCTGTTACCGCTTTTGGCAAGACCATGACATCCCAGCTACCTGTTCTAAACCATCAAAACAAGGCTATATCAAACCCTAACGCTATGGATGTAAATACAGCTATGCAACGCTGCCTAGCCAAAGCCATTGCTTTACATGGCCTAGGTTTATACATTTATGCCGGTGAAGATGTACCTGACGAACCAACCCCTGATTTGACAGCAGAATCCGATTTATGGGTTGCTTCAATTCAAACTTGTACAACCATTGACGAACTGAAAGCTGTTTATGGAAAAGCCTATAGCGCCCTCTCAAAAGATAAATCAGCAGTTGCCAAGATTTCAACCGCCAAAGATGCCAAAAAAGCAGAGCTGGGAACTAAAAGCAATGTTTGACGAAATCTTACGCAAAGAAAGAGAGGCTCGTAAATGAAAGCATTTCCACAAAATGAAGCAACTATTCACATAGATTTGCCTTTAGAAAATCAACAAGGCATGGATTTGCGTGATTATTTTGCTGCTAAAGCGTTAATGGCAACTATTGAAACATCACATACTTATTTTGAAGTTGGCGATACTCTTGAACAAGATGTATTAACCGTTGCTCAAATGGCCTATATGTATGCTGATGCAATGATGGAGGCTCGTAAATGATTGAACAAGGCACACCAGAATGGCATGAACTCCGCAGGGGTAAGGTAACCGCATCTAGGGTAGCTGACATACTCGCAAGGACAAAGACAGGGCCTTCAGCTAGTCGGCAAAACTATCTGATTGAGCTTGCCTTGCAAAGAACCACCAAGACCATAGAGGAATCATATACCAATGCCGCAATGGAATGGGGAACAAATACTGAACCCCAGGCTAGAGTCGCATACGAGGTTAAAACAGGTAATTTTGTAGACCAAGTGGCTTTTATTGACCATCCTACGATTGAAGGGTTTGGATGTTCACCTGATGGCCTGGTTGGTAAAAACCTTATTGAAATTAAATGTCCCAACTCTGCAACCCATTGGGAATACTTTAAGGCTAAAGAACCACCTAAAAAGTACTTTATTCAGATGCAGGCTCAAATGGCGGTGACAGGGGCTAAATGGTGCGACTTTGTATCTTTTGACCCTAGGATGCCGGAACGCAGTCAACTGTTGATAGTTAATGTACCTAGAGACCCTGAGTTTATCTTGTACATGGAAGCAGAAATACAACTTTTTCTAAATGAAGTAGCAGCAGAAGTAAAACTTATGGAGAATCAATAATGGCAATTCAATATTTTGTAAAAGCAGCCGTATCGGAATACGAAGATAAAACCGATGGCAAGATGAAAAAACGGTATGCAAGCATTGGCGTAATTATGGACACTAAACATGGCCTTATGCTAAAACTAGAGACATTACCGTTGTTTGCATTAAAAGAAGGCGGTTTAATCGCTTACCTAAACCCACCTGAAGATAAAGCAATACCCACGCAACAGGTAAGCAAAGATGTTCTTAACGATGTCCCTTTTTAGGAGAAAACCATGAAAAAAGCATTAGCCGGATTTGCAGCATTTTTTGTAGTAGGTGTCGTAATCGCTCAACAAGCACAATGCTGGCAACAGTATGTATGCGGTGGCGGTGGCTGCCAATGGGTAACAATTTGTCGATAATATACGGGGCGAAAGCGCACGGTTTTACCGCTTCGTATACGGAGCGTAAGTAACCCCACCTAATAGGAGTAAGTGATGAAAGAACTGATTATTTTTCTAATAGGATTTACCATTGGCGGCTGGGCGGTGCAATCAGAGGCCCAAACATACATCATTACAAACCCACAAGGATATGTGCAGCAGACCGTACAAGTCCAAGGTAACCAGGCGCAAGTCGTAAACAATGCAGGTTACATAACTCAAACCTTGACTATTTACCCTAATCAAGTCGTTACCCCACAAGGGTACGCTATTGGAACTCCTAGATATACAGTCCCATCCGTACCCATGTCACCCCCATCCCCACGGGTGTTGCAATGATTGAAACCATAATGATTGTGTTTGCAATAGGCGTATTTGCCGTATTTGCAACCTTGATGGTATTTGCAGCAATACTTTACTTTTGGACAAATAAATGACATTTTTAGTTGCAAACATACCCCCAGTTAAGTGTTTTGTGCGTAAAGAGTACCTTTACAACCAAGAAAAAGGACATCGTGAACTAGAACCTTGTGTCTGGATGACCGCAAAAGCGATTAAAGGCCAAGCCTTTCGCATAGAATCCATGCTGACTAATTACGGTGCGTTATACGATAAGTTGCCAATTAGTGCTTATGTATGGAAGGAAGTCGTTGACCCCCTGCCGCTAGACTATTTGCAGATTTGGGATTGCCTGTCTTACGATATGGCGGTGATTGAGAAGTCCAATTTACGGGGTTTGAAGGTCAAGTACTTTGGTAAGGATAAACAGTTTCACTTTGGCAACTACTTGTTTACAGTCGATTTTGCTAGTCCTGATGCCAACCGCATAGATACTAGCTTTAGCGAAGGTGTTGAGGAACATAAAAGCTACAACTTTATCAAGCTGGATAACGGTCAATTTGCTTGCCAGCCTAATAACCGTTGCCTTTGGTACGATGTGTCGCTTGTGCCAGCCGAACTTAAAACCCCTGATTTTAAGATACCAACCGAAGTCTACAGCGTTGAAAACCATGCCAAGTGGTCAGCTAAAGACGAATGGTTCTACAACTTTGACGAAATAAAACATGACTGAAAAACGATATTGTACAAGCTGCGAAGTAATGCGCCCAGCAGACTACGGCAAGATGATTAAGGCCGGAAAGATTAACAGGTGGAAATGCACCGCCTGTACTTTAAAAATTAACAAACCAAAATACAAAAGTAAGGTGATTAAATGAATGACGATTACGCATTACCCCTGATTGTTTTACGCAGACTAAGCCAAGAATACGAAGCTGCAATGCTTAAACACCAATGGGCTTTAGCCTACCAGACCGCTGAAAAGATGGTTGAAATGGCACTAAAACTACAAGATTTAGCTGATGACTAATGCAATGCGTAATCCAAACGCAAAACATATAGATTATGGGTTTTTGCAAGGGGAAATACCTGACAATCCTAACTTTATGCCTAGCAACATTGACGGAATCATTGAGCGCAATGGCTCGTTTATGGTGCTTGAATGGAAACGCAAAAACGAAAAGATTAGCAAAGGTCAAGAGCGCTTATTAAAAGCACTAGCCCAAAACAACATAACCGTAGCAATAATATGCGGTGATACTGACAGCGGACTTAATTTTGAACATTGTTGGTTATTGAACAACAAGGGCGAACCTGAAGTAAAGTACACCAAATACGAAGATTTTTTGGAATACTATAAGTTTTGGTATAGCCTGGCATGACAAAAGAAGAAAAGAAACACTATGATAGAGTGGCGAGATTGGGTTGCATCTTGTGCAAAAGACAAGGCAACGAGGGAACACCATGCGAAATTCATCACATTAGAAGAAGTGGCATACGAAGCAGCTCGCCTGTTATCGGTCTCTGTCCCTATCACCATCGAGGAGCAAATACCAGTATTCACGGAATGGGTAGAAAGCGCTTTGAAAGGGAATACGGAGTTACAGAAGAACAATTACTGGAACAGACATTGGCGCTAATATGTTAGTCCTGAACCTACCCCTACCCCCTAGCGTAAACAGTTACCGCACCATATTCCGTAACAGGATGGGTATAAGTAAGGCTGGTAAAGAGTTTAAATCTCAGGTTTCTGACTATGTGGTGGAGTACAAAGTACCCAAATTAGGTGCTGCCAGGTTAGAAATGAAGGTAGTTTTATACCCCCGTGACCGTAGAAAACAAGATATTGACAACCGCATCAAGGCACTCTGGGATGCACTAGGGGATGCCGGGGTATTTGACGATGACGAGCAGATTGATGTTTTGATGATTGAGCGTGGGGAAATCAAAAAAGGCGGTGGATGTCTTGTAATGATTGAGGTTTTAGAAGATAATAAGTGAAAGCGTGAGGCTTTTAGCCCCCCTAAAAAGGGGCTTTTTCAAAGGAAAAACCATGAATGATAATGTCGCATTATTCGCTGCCACCCTGTTGCACTCAGCAACAAATACCCATTTCTTTCATTGGTCTACCGATTCTTACGCTAAACACATTGCTCTGGGCGAGTATTACGACAATATCGTAGAACTTACAGATGCCTATGTTGAGGCATATATGGGTGCTTACGACAAGATTACGACCTTTCCAAGCGTATACCACCAGCCTAAAGACCCAATTAAGTACCTGCAAAGCCTACAAAAGTTTGTAAAAGAAGCTCGTAACGACTTGCCAAAAGACGAACAACTCTGCAATTTGGTTGATGCTATTGCCGACCAGATAGACTCTACGACCTATAAATTACGCTTTTTGAAATGACACTCCAAAACAGGTAGAAGGGAAACCATCTACCATTAGTTTTAAGTGACAATGGTTTAACTTTTCATTGTGGCCTTCATGCCAAGCATAGGGTGGCATATCAATAAACGAATCTACAGGGTTTTCCCCTACATTAAAGTCTATTAGCGGTAAGGTGTACGCTGAAAGGCGAATAGCCAAAGCCTCAAAGTCTTGTTTACGGAACAGAACCGTACCCCAGTTATCAATCGTATCGGCACGGCTGTAATTAAACTCAGTAGTATGTGCAGAAATACCACCTGATTTAAGCAATTTCCCTGTATTTTCAATGAATTGCAGACCTTTTTCTATAGACCCTAAGTGTTCAAACGCACATAGTGTCCAACAAAAATCAAACTGACCATGCAAATGTTCGCCAATATTGTTCATATCAGCGTATTCAAACGATATAAGACGGTCAAAAGATTCCCTATCAACCAAGTCAGGCTTATAGATTTTATCTAAAGACCCAAGTTGAGCCGTATTAGCCCATCCCTGAGATGCTTCTTCACTAGGGTTTAGGTCTGTAGCTAGGATTTCACAACCATAAGATGCAAACAAGGAAGGCAGGCGCTCCTCACCCACTCCAAAGACAATACCCTTCATACCTGGCTTGAGCTTAGACCGTAATGTATTAACTACATAGACTTCTTCCCAAACCTTGCGATGCAATACAGGGGCAATTTTTAGTTCTTCACAGGTGTCAATAAACCATTTTTGAAGAAAATCATCGTAAATACTGGCTTTCCACCCTTGTTTAAATTCATCAAACTTCTCAGGTAGGCGTTTATAACCGTAGTATTTTTCAGCTAATTCGTGTCCAAACAACTTAGTGTTAATGGCAAACGCTGGAAGATTGCGTAATTTTTCAGCTAATGGGGAAGTATTAGGAATAGAGCCGTCTTTGGTTAAACTAAAAAGCTCTTTAAAAATCTCGTTAAAGTCCATAATTTCCTTTAGAATTAGACTTATACTATCAGAAACTTGGAGATAATCATGCCTTTAGATAAGTCTGGCTCAGTCCAATCAGTAGGTAAAAACATTAAAGCTGAAATGAAGGCCGGCAAGCCTAAAAAACAGGCAGTCGCTATCGCTCTCAATGTAGAACGAGACAACGCTAAGGGCAAACGCAAAGCTAGTCTTGAAGAAGCCTACGGGCGCTTTTTAGGTGAGCGAAGTGAGTCGTAAAGACCAAATTCGTGCCGCAATAGAAAAGCACGATAAACCCATACCCAAGACTACAACGGGTAAGGACAAGAATTACCTGCCAACTGAGCAGGGTGCAGGGATGACTGCAAAAGGTAGGGCGGCTTATAACCGCAAGAACAACGCAAATTTACAAGCACCACAGTCTAGTGGGCCAAGACACGATAGCTTTTGTG